CACGTGCTGACCACACCTGGAGGCCTAGGCCTGGATAGGCGACTGAGGCAGTGGGCGTGGAACTGTTGAACAGCGGTCGTGTGCCAAAGATGAAGTATCCGCTCTGATCTGTTGCAACCTGTGTGAATCGCCAGTCATACGCTGTGTCAACTTCTTTTTGATTGTTCAGCACTGTATTTCCACGCAGAGACCACTTGCCGTTGACAATGCTGAAGGCCGCACCTCGTGTGCACTCAGTCTGTCCGTCAACTGGATAGATGCACCAGTATTCCTTCTCACGATCTGAGTAGGCAGCAGATGCACGGGGCAAGGAGTTGATGGATAGGCGTCCCATCTCACGCTCCAGCATGCCTGACATAGGCTCAATGTCAAGCTGGGCTCCACCACGGAGACCGCCCTTGACGAGCCAGAAGCCGTCCTTGTTCAGGAACATGACACCGACGCCAGGCACGAGCTTGATGCTATTGGTTGCTGTGGTGCCTAGATCCTTCTTAATGGTAGTGCAGGTAAATCCGTCACCGGAAGCATTTGCGAAAACTGCGTCGATGCTCCGCTCACGGAATACCAGCAAGACATCATAGTAAGGATAGAGTGCGGTTATATGTCCGCCGTCTCTAACACCTACATCAAAGAAATTGAAAGCAGGAAACTGCTCAGGCAGACCTTGCACTGAGTAGATGAGTTTGAAAGGTTGACCGTCCCCACCGCCGAGCCACATGGAACCGTTCCATGCTGCACCATACTTAAATCCTGTAGGAATGACTGTGCTGTCAGAGACTGAAGGTGCCTCAATGGTCAGCTGGTTGTCAGGTGTGACATCGATAAACTTGGTGGTTGTGTTATCACTAATCTGCTTGACAAAGTAGAGGATGTCACCAGCACCACTGATGCCGTTTTGTTTGTTCTTTGTGCGATAGATGCGTCGAGCAACTGTTCCATTAGGACCAGGATCAAGACCTGTCATTAGCACACCATACTTTTTAGCGTTGTATGACGCATCAGGATCTGCTTGCGTAGTAGGAATTTCCCAGGTGGCCGTGAATGGAGCGCTGAGGGGAGATTCGGAGCCTGTGTCTGTGATGTATGAAATGCGGTAGGTGAATGTGTTGACGGCGCCTAGCTCAGGATTGCCAACGCCGAGCTGCGAGTTCTCAGGAAACAGAAGGGCAATGCCGTTCAAGGTGTTGAAGGTGGGACTGCCGTTAGGTTGACCAGCAGGATTGGTGTTGGGATATGTTGGCGCGGCCAATGCGTGAACTGGACCGTTGTAGTCTGTCTGAACGTCAACAGTTGTTGCATCTGGTGCGGCTTGCTGAAAGCCGAATGGCTCCACTTTCTCGCGGCCCCACCACTTCAGCATGGGATCCTTGCCATTCATGATGAGGACAAAGCGGCCAAATGGAACAGCCTGAGTGCCACAGTCGTCTGCTTTGGGCAGGTAGCGGCCTTTGGCCAGTGTCTTCTTGCGGACACCGTTGCCTAAATTACCAAACTCGTAGAAGAGTTCTCCACCTCTTTCTTGCAGGTAGTATTCCTCAGCACCTTGATGACGTTGAACAACCTGAAGGAATCTGCATGGCTGATAGAGCGCCTTCAGATCTGCCAGAGAAACGGATGCAGGAGTTGAGCTGTAGGGGATTAGAGGCTCCCAACCACGGTCGTTAATCCAACCACCGCTGGGCTCGTAGCGGAAGTTCTGGACAAGTGACGCTTCATTGTGATCAGGAAACCAGCGCTGATCCATCCCACCAGCAGGACGTTCTGGTAGTGTAACGGATTCCATGTTAGTTCAGTCTCCTGAGAGAGCTTGGATCGTAAGGTGAGTTCATGCGAGCGCGGCTACCGAACTGACCACGCACAAGGTTGGTGTCAATGCTGTCAACATACCGCTTCTCAAAGCGCTTGATTGATTCCTGATATTTCCTGTCGTAGTTCTGCGCTTGGCTCAGGTTGTCATGCTTCGAGTAGATGTCATGCAGGACCTTGTAAACCACCAGTGCATGGAACTCAATAGGAAACTCAGGTGTGTCTGTCTGTAGGCCCATGCGGTGCGGCTTCCTGTAGTATCGAAGTTCCCACTGGCGGAACTGGCGCTCGGTTGCATCATTGATAGCATTAGGTGCTGCTGCTCCGGCAACAAACAGGTAGACGAAGTCTGATCCGATAGGACGTGGATAGGGCCTGAAGCGGAGGTGCAGGCCGTCATAGTCGATGTAGCGCTTGTTGCCTGGATTTACCTGAGTGAGAGAGGCGATGGTGTAGGTGCTTGCAGTGTCAAGGACACGGACTGCATCAGGCTCTGTGTCAAGGCCTGGTGTGCCTGGTGCAACGAATGTGCTGCCGATTGTCACCTCTCGCCATACCGGAAGGCCTGCCAGTCGGACACCAGTTGCCCGGTTAAAGTTCTGGTTGAAGTAGACACGCTTGCGGAGACCTTCGAACTGGTTCATCTGCTGGTCTATGTCGTCAGTGTAGGCAGGAGCTGCAACAGCGACACCGTCCCAGGTAAGAAAGCTGAGTTGGATGCCGCCTGGTGCCTGTCCGATCTTTGCAATGACAGGCTCGCTGAGAGCTCCGACCTTCATGCCGCCGTCGGTCTCAAAGGCCCAACAGAGTTCAAGCGAGGTAGCACCAGGAATCGTTCCTACAATTCCTTCGACTGTTGCCGAACACTTCTCAGCAGGTGGAACGTTGGATGTGCCATAGGGGATGTAGGCTTCTGAGTAGAAGGAGGTGAAGTCCTCGCGGAGGTTGAGGTCCTCCTCACGGCGGGCTGTGATGCCACGGACTGCACCATAGGGAGGGATTTTGCCGGCAGCCGGAGTGTCCTTGTGCACGAGGCCCAAGATCTCAATGGCGTCAGGTGGCAGGTCGTAGAAGCGGTGCTTAAACTTCCATGTCACATCATCAACATCGGTTGTGCCACGGAAAGGTTCACGTAGACGAATGTCAGTTGAGCTGATTACCTGGTCGATAAAGTAGTCGCGGCCCTGGATCTCTATGATCTGTCCTTCCCACTGGTGAGGATAGGATTCAAGAGATCGGAGAGCACCGCTGAAGGTGACACGGCGGCGGTTGTTGGTCACACCGGCGTTCTTGGTTGTGCCATCAGGCTGAAGTGGGACGATGTCGGGCCAGATGTCAAGAAAGATGACCTTCTGTGCCCACCGCCAGCGCTTCTCCGTCCAGATGGCGTTGTAAGCGTCGTTGATGAGGATGTCAAGCTGCTCGTTATAGACGGTCAACTCAGGACTGTAGTCTGTTATTGACTTCACCTTATTTCGTATCTCAGTTAAGTTCACAGTCTCTCCTCATCAGATAATTATACAGTAACTTTAGCAAATGCAGGCGGCCCCTAATAAAAGGAGCCGCCCGACTTTATTGGATCAGATGCCGTTCTTAAGGACGTAGATCTTGAGAGGACCAGCTGCGGCTATTGTCTCAAGAGCGTAGCCAATCACGTGACCGATGTTTGCGGCGGTGTTAACCATGCAAGCACCAGTGCCACCGGCGGTGTCAAGCACCACTGGATCGCCTACTGCGCAGCCAACAGTGGCAAGAGGAACCGCAGTGGCAGGACCACGAACGATAACCTTGATGAATGCAGGTGCGAGGGCCGTGCCAGTCACAGACTCGGCAGCAACACCGACCACAATCTTCCTTACAGGGGCAGAGTTGAAGTCAGCGGTGATGACGGTGGCAGCCGTGAGACCGCCTGATGCGTCGGTCGCAATCTTGGCGGCGTCGACTGCAACAAGCTGGCCTGCGGTAATGGCAGTCTCGGTGAGGAACGTCTCAGTCTGCAGGCGGTTGAGCGGGGCGGTGCCTAGCTGAGTATCGGCACCAGTGGTGACCGACTTGCCAGTTGTCTCGAGATAGTTGAGGATATTGGTAGTTGCCATGATTAGAAGGCCTCCCCGTTGAAGAGTAGTGCGCAGGAGGAGAGGTTGTCAGCAATAAGCTGGCCCTTCCAGTAGATCTGCGCCGAACGGGCTGTCGTGCCGGGGATGTATTCGAATGGGCTGACCACGAGGTCGCCAGACGAGTGCATAACCAGCTTGATGCCGTCGAAGTTGATGAAATACATGGTGGCTGCGTTGCCACCACCGTTGACAGTGGCGTCAGGCATGAACACATCCTGAACGACTGCGGCATTACCGAAGGCGAGGGACATGTAACCAGCATTGAGTTGCTTCTCGTCAATGTAGCGCTCCTGAGTGAAGAGAGCACGACGATAGTTGGCATAACCGGCCTCAGATGCAAGGACAAGCTTCACATCACCAAGAGGTGCACGTGCAGATGTCTCAGCTGCGATCTGGTGCATGCCACGAATGCCGTTGGTGCCGAAGGCGGCACCTGCATCGAAGATGCGGTTGAAGAGACCGTTGCCATCAGGAACGAGTGAACGAGCAAGTCCACCAACAAGGTTGGTTTGACCGGCTGCGGTAGGTGTGCCCTGCTCGAGGAAGCCTGTCGTGGTGAGGACACCATTAAGAGTTCCGAGAGAGGTGAGCACGGTGCTGTTGCCAGCCACGAGCTGCTTGTTGATCTCACGACGGAGAAGTCCCATCACGTTGCGCATACGTGCCTCAACAATCTTTACGATTGCCTTCTCACCGGCATTCTCAAGTTCTTCTTTCTTGGTGATGACGATGGGAGCAACGAAGTCAGACCACTCGTAAAGAGCAGGCTGCATGACATCCTGCACCGCGAGGGAGACAGGCTCATAGCCGGTGGCGAGTTGTGTGATTGTGCTGTGGTTGCTGACTGCGAGTGGGCGTTGGATCTTGATCCCGCCGTCCTCATACTCAATACCGCCCAGCTTCTTAGCGAAGTCGAGGAAGGGAACTCTCTGGAAGAGTTCGTCTACCTCGCCGTCACGGATGCTGAACAGCGTCGAGCTGAGGAGTTCATTTGAAATAGGCATTGTTATGACTCCTTAGATTAACTGCGTAATTGACGTGCCGTGGAGCGAAATTGCCCTCATAGGCGTAGGGGATTGACGGTTCGGTTGGCCTCTCGGCTCCGCTTTCACCAGTTTCTATGTCGGTTGTCCTTTCGGATCCTTCATAGCAGTCGGGAAAAGTTGCACTGTTATAAAGATATGTATCACCTTCAAAGATATTATTCAGTAAAGTGAAACAAATAATTATGGGATGGTAAAAGATTGGGCTCATTTGCCTCCATTGGACTTGTGCCATTGGTATGCAGACCACGCGTCCTTGAACTTAGGTGGAGCAGAATTGCGGACTGCACTACCTGTGGATGTCTTCTTCAATGTCTCGCGCTGTGCAGTTCTAACTGCTTCAGTCTGCTGCCTGGAAACCTGACCTTTGATGATAAAGTATGCGTCTTCTAAATTCAATTCAGGACGTTGCATGAGAAGTTGCGCAACTGGCATGCGAATCTCATCTGATGTGAGATCAGGATGTTGCCCTTTGAAGGCGTCCAAGGCGACCTGACGACGTTGCACATCTAAATCTTGCTGGAGAGGAGTGAGCATTTGTTGCATCATCTCAGCAGCCTGCTTGTTAATACGTTCCTGTAGGCCCTCATCAGACCACGCGTCGTGCTGAAGGGGAGCGGCAGCCTGAGCACGGACATTTTGTGCAAACTCACTCTCGGTCATTAGCTTACGATCACGTTCTAGTTGGGCACGCTCCACTTCCAGCTGCTTGCGAAGGTCTGAGATCTCTTGTGTCTTCTGTGTGTATGATGCCCTGAGATTACCAAGCAACTTACGACCGTTCTCAGGCAGGTGCTCTAAGATCTTCTTGTAGTCAGGCAGGCCCTTGTGACCTCCCTTCAACTCAGGATGGTCGTCATATTCGTTGCCTACAAGTTCATCGAGTGAAAGAGAATCAGCATCGTAGTCCTCGTCAGATCCACTCCCGTTTGTGTCTGTTGAATTAAATGATTGAGCCCCAGTTACACCATTGGTTCCGGTAGAAAGTGTCTCCTGCACGGAACCGCTATTACTGGCGATATTCTGTGCAGGTGCCCCTGAAGGCGTGGCTGCGTTAATTGACATTGTGTTACATTCTCTCCGTAAATAGTTTATCAGTGTCTTCGGAGCCTGTCTCCTCAGACATCTCTTGGTCTTCCTCTTCTGTGCCCCCCTCGCTCGTCTTGCGGAGGAGGAATCGTTTGAACTGAGGGGATTTGGCTGCCATACCGATGCGACCGGCCAGACCTTGCAATCCCGAATCGTCAGTAATCACCTTGAGATCAACCGTTGCATCTTCAGGTAGAATTCCCTCAGTAATTGCGTCACCGATAGCCTTGCTGAACATGGTCAGAATTCGCATGAACTCAGGAGGAAGTGATGACAATGCTCCACTACCAAATCGGTCATACTTGTCGTTAATTCCGAAGAGTGGAAGGAGACGATTGGTGGCCTCTACAAGTGCATTAGCTGCCTTGCCGCTGAACTTTCCTTTAGGCGAAGCTGAAGAATACATCTCATCTTCACTCTCCTCAATCTCTCCCTGTCGATTCATTGCTTCTGCTCGCAGTTTTTCCAACTCGGCCTTCTCATCTGGTGTCATTATACTACTCCCTTTTTTGTATCATATTCATGTGCTTGCTTTAGCATCTCGTGTGCAGGAAACGTTTCCGAAACAGCTCGGACCTTATCTCCCTCAAACTTAGCCAGGTTCTCGCGATATGTCTTGGCAGTGTTGTCAAGAGTGTCACGTTCATTCTTCTTCTCGGTCATGTAGTCATTATAGAAGTTCTCACCACCAAGATCTTTCTCATTGACATAACCGCGAGACTTCATGATGGTCTCTTCTTCACGTGCATTGGACACACGTTGTCCAGCTGAATAGGAGTAGAAGCCGTTATTGGATAATCCACTGTTCCATCCGCTATTCCACAATGTGGCGGTCTTGGCAGGTGCACTGATCAGTTTTCTCTTAGGCACATCACATCGGCTGCAGATGACCTCGACCGCTTGAGCAGTTTGCCATGTCATGAAGTGGTCAGAAGTGCCGTTGCAACTGTCACACTTATATTCGTAGATAGGCATCAAGCACCTCCAATGATATCTGAGACAGCAACTTCAGGTTGTGGAGATGATGCCATTACTTGTGAGATTGCACTGTCACCGGGAACTGCTTGCTCTGCCGTCTCATTGAAAGTAGGAGGAAGGTCAAAGAGCCTGACCACTTCAGCACGCACTTTATCGGGAGATACGCCTAGACCACCGAGAACTGGGACAAGTTGAATGAGTTGCTGCTTCTTGAGGACATCAGACATTGGTGTTCCACCACCGTCAGTGGCGTAGAATGTCCAGTCAGCATCTAGTCGAGACACAGTCACTGCTTTTGCACCTTCTTCTGTGCGGACGACAACAGATTCACCGTCCTCAATCAAGGGGATCAGCATGCGGATGTAGAGAGAGATTGCACTTTCCAATGTGCCGTCACGGTCACGCGCCATCTTGCCCAGTTCGGATGCTGTGTATTGCATGAGTGCTGAGACTTCGGTGGCTGTTGCTTTGGACGCCTCACCACGTGTGAAACCTGCTGTGAGGCTGCCCTTCTGAAGGTCAGCTTCAATGTAGTTGAGGTAGGCGGCGTGGTTGGAGCTGATGGGCACGACAGGGACGATGTCAATTAAACCACTTAAAGTATCAGAGTCGGTCGCTACCATTGCTCCATCCACGCCGGACGTGATCTTTGCCAGTGCTTCCTCGTCAAAGGAGCCTTCCTTGTATATGTATTGGCGGGAATCACGTCTAACTGCGTTGGCCCAGAATGTCCTGAGAATGTTCTTCTCAAAACACTGGTCATAAATACGTGCCATTGCTGAGTATCCCTCCATGGGACGGTCAGGACGGCGGCTAAAATAGAGTGGGACAAGATTGCTGAGGGGACGGCCATCATATGTCAGAACAGGGATGGCATCCTTGCTGAGGAGTTCTTCTCCGTTCTTGTATGAAGATGACCAGAAGAGAAGTTCCTTGTTTAGGAAGTCATACATCTCCACAATCTCAACATAGAGGTATTCATTAGGCAAATCAGGTTGATCGCCATAAGATCGATAAGAGCGATCGGTGTTGCGCTCGTAGTCGGTGAAGTAGTCTTTCTGTGCTACACCATTCCACTTCTTGGCACCAAACTTCTGAGTGGCTTCATCAACTGAGATGTAATAAACGTGGCCAATGAAGCGGCAGTCTTCCCAGTCAGCAGCATCACGGTCAAGTATTACCTGCCAAGGTGGAACTGCACGGAGGGCAACCTTACCTAGAAGTGTATTTGACTCACGAGGTGCCAACTTAAGAAAACTGTGTGTGTAAATCAAGGCCATGCGTGCACCGCTTTCGACCTGTGTTCGGCAGTTCTTCAACCAGTTATTGGCAACAGTCTTTGTGACAATCAGATCGCCGTTTCCACGAACGTCTGGTGCAACTTCCATGCTGGGATACTTGGTGAAGAGTGAGCCCATCAGAGACTCGATACCTGCGTAAGCATCAGCTGTCTCTACGCGAATAGAACTGTCAGCATCGGCAGAATCCATATCTTCATAGAACTTTGTCATGTAGGAATTGCGATAACGTCGCATCTGCGGGCGCAATTCATCCCAAAAGTCGGTATGCTGTTGCAACGACGATCTGATAAACTGGATTCTATCTTTCTCTGTTCTTGCCATCTTATCTCCTAAATATACTGTTCATGTGCAAAATGTCTAATATCTACGCATTTCTTTGCGACTACCTGATGTCCGTGCAACTTGTATCTTTCTTTGGATGATCCAGTCAGGAAGATAAGGTCGATCGGGAACTGATACTTTTTGGGCACACTGGAGTGCCAATGCTAGTGCAATGACTGTGTCACCGTGATGGATGCCGTTACGAGGACAGAAGGGATTGCCGCGATCGTCAACTTTAAAAGCACGAAGTTCTCCTACTGTCCAACTGTCAAGAATTGTAATTCCATTTGTTGACAGTTTATCCTTTAGCTCTTCCAACATCTTAGGTTTAGTTGACGCATTGGTAATCCAATCTTTACCGTCATTATCTTTCCACAGTGGAATGCCCATGTGCTTCAGCTCGGTGATAATCACACCTCCCCATGTGCCGTTACTCTCTGTTAGAACCTTTGCGTTCTTCCAGAAAGAACTACGATCAGCAACGACTGCTGCCCATTCTGTTGGTGTGTGTGTATTAGAA